TTCTTTACGAAGAACATCTATTGATGCTCCTCTGCGTCCACTTATGCCAAATTCTTTTTCGGTAGGATCGTTGTGATGCCACTGTAATGCTGAAAAGCATTTATTGTATCCGCAACGTTCGCACTTTCCGCCTCTTTCGACAATAAGTTTGTCTAGTTTATCCCTTGTGACTTGGTAGGTTCTTTTGTTCCAACACTTTTTACACTGATATCTATACCCTTTAGCATAGAAGTTTTCGGGACCTTCAACGCCACAATCTTTACAAACATATTCTTTCATAATATTCTCCAGGTTAGAGTATTTATCTCTAACCGAAGAAAATGGTGCGACAGGAGGGATTCGAACCCCCAATCAACAAATTATGAGTTTGCTGCCTTAACCCTTTGGCCACTGTCGCAATTGTAGTATTGTACGACAAAACTGTTTCTGTGTCAACAATAGTTATCTAAAAATTTGTCTAGATTGCCATAGAGATTGGCCAACACTGCTTCTTTGCTACCAAAGAAAAACAACTTTTGGTAAAATCCTTTTTCTCTCATCATGTAGTAAGGCATCTGAAGTCTACGATCCAGTGCCAACACAGTGCGTTGAGTAAATTTTGTTGGTTCAGGAATGGTGTACTCGTAGTATTCCAAATCCAATTCGTCAACAAAGGCATCAAACCCATACTTGGTCAATCTCATACCACCACTATCTCTAATGTTGTACCACCAAGTGATTCTGGCTTGATCCACAGTCCACCCACCATCGGGCAACAACGACACCAGTTTTTCAGTTATGGCAACTTTGTCACGCACCGGGGTAGATCTGTGGTCCTTGTTGTAACAACACAACAGAGAACTTGTCAGTTTTGAATTGAACGTTGAGTTTCTTGGCTAGATTGATTGCGTGTCCAGGATTTGAAAAACTTACTTTTTTGTATTTGGGTCCTGGATACTGTACCAAGAGATTTGAGGTTTTGAGGTTGATGGGCTTGCTATCATAAAACACAGCCCAAACTCCCTCCGACGCAAGTACTTGCTCGGTCTTGTAATTTTGTTTGTTAGTGAGTTCTACAAGAACTACTGGTTTGGGTCTACTCATGATAATTTATTTATCGAGAAATATACGTAGTTTTTAAAAACTACCACCAGTCATTTCCACAGTAACAACACTGTCGTCGCTGCCTTGACTGGCTTGCTTTTCCAACAATTCTCGCATTTTTTGCATGTCTAGCAACAGTCTTGTGAGATCAGCATGCATGGCTTTGGCATCAGTCATTGACATAGTGAAGTCTCGTTGACCTCTTGATTCAAAGCCTTGCACACGATCTATAAACTTTTGTAGATGAATCACGGCTCTACCCAATTGTTGGTATCTTTGGTTACAGATTTACTAAGATATGGTTTCAAGTCAGGAGGTACCCAACCAATAGGCTTGAGTACCTTGCCGTCTTCACGTTTACGAACCTTGCTGGTTTCCTTGTCAATCTTGGCAAAGTTAGTGCGCATGACTTCCTTCCACGCACCTTCGGCATCTGCGCCCATTGAATGAATAGCGCCGATAGTAACCACAAGAATATCAATTAGTGCATCTAGATCATCTTCTTTGGTAGTAGACTCGTCGAGCTCTTTGACTTCTTCTTTGATAAGATTATAGTATAATTTGTATTGATCAAGGTTTTCTGTGTCAGTGCTTTGATCACAGGCTCGCATGAATTTTTCTTGATCACGAAATGGATTTGTCATTGATTTCCTCTTTAGAATGGAATGGTCCTGCGTAGGCATAACGCTGGAGCGTAATAAGTTTTGGATCTTGAACAACCTTCCAGTTGCGTCCACGTTTCACTGAGTACCATCCAGCCGCAAACCAACTCTTGGATTTTTTGGTCTTGGTATAGATTGGCAGTCGATGTTTGACGTCCCACATAGGATTGTGTACACGGCCTGCTGCTGGAAACCCATGTACTTCATTGTCAGTTTTCTTGACTATTTTTTCTGGCGGCGCAAACACAATGTCATGCCGCTGTGTGACCATCTTGATGGACTTGTACTGCTGTATCACATTGTTGATTTTGACTTGGTATCCACCGGCACAGGCTTCGACATTACCGACCTTTTCGTTGTCTTCTTGTAATATCCAAAACTGTTTGTCAATCACTGGTTTAGCTACAATCATTTAAAACTCCTGAATATGTTTTGTTAAGCCATGAGCCAACAACTTCGGCCTGATCGCTTAACTTGGTAAGTTCATAGCGTCCGCAGAACTTAAGAAAGTGTACTCCAACTTGACCAATATCTTTGTGGCTGATCTGTTCGCGAATGGCCTGATCAACTTTGGCCTTGATGTCATCGGGCTGAGCAGTAAGATCAATCAACACACGATTGCGTTCGTAGTCATCACGAACACGATGCTCAATGTTGTTGTGATCCATCCACTTTTGTAACATCAAGTTGTTCCAATTATATCCTTTGTTGTTTCTGTCAGAAAAGGCTTCGCGGAGACCAATTTTATTCTTTGTGCCTTTTTCACGTACTCCAGGATACGCACTGAATATGTTGTCTGATGTATCTCCACGCATACACTTTTCAAATAACAACCAGGCTGGATCCGGAGGCGCTTTTGCTTGTTTAGTTTTCTTATCAATGACAGGCTGATCTTTGGCATCAAAAATACCTTTCAAGGTAATCAATTCGTCTGTGATTCCGTTGTACTGCCGAACATTGTCAGAGACCAACTGTACATAATCAGTGTCGGAACTTACAATTACATGATCATCTTGGGGGTGGAGTGCGATCCAGCGAGCAATAACATCGTCTGCTTCTGCTTCGGGATGCCGGATTACACTACAATTGGTTTTGTTAGACAAGTATTTAGTCAAACTATCATAGGCTTCCCAAAACAGCTTGTCCTCTTCTGCTTCAGTTTCACTCAAGGCCGCACGTGCCACAGCACGGTTCTTTTTGTAAGGCTCGTAGTAGTCCTTGCGCCATGAGCGCCCTTCTAGAGCAAAAACCACATGATCAGCACCAAAACGACGAATCACTTTGTTAGCACTCATCAGCGTGAGATGGATTGCGAATCCAAGTTTAGTCCATGTATCACTGGCTCTGTGACTCTGGTGTCTAGCACGGAAAAACATATTAGCTGTATCAATCAGCACGTATCGCATTGTGGCCTCAAAGTATTTTGTTACGGACAATGTATTTTAACAGATATCTGTTCCAAAAAGCATGGCCATCTCGCCCAAAATGCCATGAATTGGGCGAAACTGTTTGATAACCGTTGCGTAAAAGCACTGATTCATAGGTTCCAGCAGGATCATATGGATCCATATAGTTCAAACCCCAGTCCTTTCGATCCTGGATTTGTCCAAAATGGTTGTTACCATTAAAGAAAACATGGTTGACACCTTGCTGCTTTAACTCGCAATGAAACGCCCAAATTTCGTCATGTGCCTGTTGTGTTTTTTGTTGCCAATCCACAGATACCACAAATTCTTTGTAGCGTTGTTGGTGGCTTTCAGGTACTATGTCAATGCCGCTGGCATTGATTTGATAATAGACATCGTCAATCAACCACTCTTCTCGTTCCCAAGTAGACCATTGAATTACAACTAACTTTTCACTGCGAGGGTGGGCTGCTAGCCATTCTCTTGTGATGCGCATGATTCTGGTGTTAGAACTAGCACTTTCCGCAGCATTGATCAGCGTGGCTTTGACAGCCAGGCTCAACAACATCGACCAACTCACTGCCAGGTTGGCAGGATGCGGCACTCTGCCCATGTAGAAAAATTCGCTGTCGTCCTCGGCAAACGAATAGGTGTTTACTGCTTCGGCTGCGGCAGCGTGACTGTCGCCGTTAACGTAGAGTAACATTTTTCTTTACAAAGTTTGGATGATTTTCACAGATGTGTTGATACATAACTTCAGCCCAAGCTTCGTGTGCTTCAGGAGGATAGTGATGTGCGCCAGGAGTGATTTCCTTGTAGCCTTGTTGATCACACCAACTAGTGTAGATCAGTTTATCGCTGTAAGGTTCTATGAATGAACCTTTCCAATCAAATTTTGCTTCTTGTGGCGGCAAATCAAAATGATTGAACACATTGAAAAACAAGTGAGGAATGTTATAGTGTTCTAGTAGGCAATGCATGTTGTATATTTTGTTATGCCAGTAACGACCCATGTAATGATGATAGATGCCATCGTGAGCTACGTTTTGTTTCCATTCGTTGTACCTGGCTTGTTTTTCTGCTGGTATCTGATTGCCTACACCAATGTTGTTGATTTCGTAAAACCTACTGTCGAAAAACCATTGCATACGCAAGAACTGAGTCCAACCAATCACAACAAAGTTTGGAGTGTTGTAAAAACTTTTGAGAAACTCCATGGTAGTGTCATAGATGCGATCATTGCTGGCGCCGTCTATGGCGTGATTGACAACCTGTACTTGCTCACCACTGAATTTTCTAGCCAAGGCAGCAGCCATGCTGTGTAATTCAGGACGTTCAAGTTCAGCTCCAGACACATTGCTGTCACCGTTGAAGTAAATTATCATTAGCTAACTTCCTTTCGTCCGCCGCCAAGATCAGTTGTTTTGACATAGACGCCACTGTTGCGAATTGCTTCTTCTTGTTCCCAGGTTTCCATGACCACGTGCCGGCAAATGTTTTGAAACCAACGATCGACTATGACGTCTTCAGGCTCGTTGGGTTTCATTTGGTATCCAGCACGAATCAAGTTGGCAACAAACTTGTCGTTCCAGTCCAGTTCAAATGCACCTTCGTGTAGATTATCTGGATTTACGTCCAAACTCACAATGGCTACATAAGGTTCTCCACGCTCAGTGGCCAGTTCTTTGTCGGACTTTTTCTTTAGAGGCACTACCTTTTCTTTAGGCTCGGGTGCCGGGGGCTTTTTCTTTTTGAATATGTCTAAAAATCCCATATCAATAACCTTTCAATACCCATAACAAATGGTCTTTGGATTTGTGCCACTGGTGCTCGTAAACAGGATCTCCTGGACCAGTCCACATAGCAGTGCCGCGGTACGCAAATTCAAACCATATACGTTGATTAGTTAGCAAACATCTGTGTGGTAACCAAGCAAAACGTCTACGCCACACAGCACGCTCATAAAAATGGCGTATGCTGTCCCAACGCCAAACCGGAATCTTATCATCCACGTCGAAATACCGGAATCGGTTCCATCTTGTGTAAGTTGCGACGGCGAATCTCGCGATACTTTTTCATCTGTGCTTTTTCGGTTTTGTCCATGGGGATTTCCAAAGTCTCGTAAACACAGGCACGATCCAACATGTCGTTGGCCATGGCTCGCTCCAGTTCAGGGTAAGTCATGCCCAGTTGATCTTCGTCGGTGCGACCGTCGTTCCACAAACCGTCTGTGGGTGCGGCGTCAATGATTTCTTGGAGTACACCTAGTTCGCGACCCATATCCCAGACTTCAGTTTTCAAGCAATCACCAATGGGTGAAATATCCACGCCGCCATCGCCATACTTGGTAAAGAAGCCCACACCAAAGTCTTCCACTTTGTTGCCGGTGCCCACAACAATACCGTTGTGACACTGAGCAATTTGGTACAAGGTCATCATGCGTAGTCGACTACGACTATTGGCGTATGCTAGTTCTTTACTATCTGACTCGCCACAGAACCCATCTAGTTTCTTTTCAAATGCGTTAAACACACTAGTAAGATCCATGCTCATGTGTGTAACGTTGTCGGGAAAACGTTCCAACAACCATCCTGCGTGTTGGCTGCTACGATTGTCTAAGGTCTTGTTTTGACGAATAGGTATCTGAACAACAATGGTAGGCAGTCCAGTGCGAGCACACAGCGTGGATACCACAGTGCTATCAATGCCACCAGAGATGCCTACGACCAAGGTAGAAATTTTATTTGATTTAGCGTACTGCTTGATCCATTTTGTAATTTGTGCGTGTAGTTTCAAATTCGACCCCATTTAATTTTTAACCAGATGCGTTCGTGAATGTAATAATCAATGCTCAACAGGATATGTAACGCTGTAGCGAACCCTGTGGCACTACCTATATCGCCAGTAAAAAGGTATGTCCAAAAAATAGTAAACAACCATGCTGACAATCTATAAGTCAGCATACGAACCAGTGTTCTTGTACGAGTTTCCACTTATTTCCCCCAGCCATTGCCCCAAAGGTCAACGTGTAATCGTGGACTGTAGTAATATCCTTGAGTCAGTGCCCAGTCTGCTACTCGCACACGATTTTGTTCATATGGAGCAACAACACCACCTTGGGGCATTACATACACAACCCCACGGAATCCACCTTCGCGGAATTCTTTCACAGCACGATCAACTTCTTCAAAATGTTCTTGTGTTTCTACCACAAACTTGAGATATGTTGTACCTAGTTCTTGATAACTGGCCACAATGTCTGGACAAATAGCATCTGACCACTTCTCGCCTGATGCTGACAGTTTGGCACTGACACTGAAAGTAACTTCACGTGTCTTGTTCATACCCAAGGGAGGTTGTTGCCATGCTGTCAAGAAATCTCTAAAACCGCTTTGTAGTTTTTGAGTACCATTGGTTTCAAATGTAATGTTACGCAGGTCTGACATGCGTGGATTGCTGATCAATTCTTCGTAGGCACGTTGCCAGCCCAGCAGTGGCTCACCACCGGTGATCACCAAATGTACATCATTGCCGTTGTCTTGTAACCAATGACGATTTGGAGTCAATGCTAACATGCGATCTATGACTTCCGTGGTATCAAGGTTAGGGCTCAGTTCTTTGAACGCTGGATGCCATGAAGCGTATGAATCGCAACCAGTATTGACCAAAGGCAGGCTTGCGAAGTCCTTATACAAGTGGACATTCTTTGCCACCTCGTCGGCTTCTCGAGATACTGATCCGGGAGCGCAGCCAAAGCCCGAGCAAGTAAAATTGCATCCGAACGTTCTAAGGAAAACACTAGGAACGCCAACAAAGCGTCCTTCGCCTTGAGCAGAATAAAATATTTCACTGATTTTGAGTTTCATGTTAGTAGTGCGTTATGCTATCAATAAGACCATTCAATGGTAGATGATATTTAGACAATCTGTTGCCGCGGCCTGTATAACTCAATCCTTGGCTGGTAATTTTAACTAGATTGGAATCAAGCCCATGTGTATCACAGTATAACTTCAAAATGTCTGAAAGTCTATACTTTTCGGCATACACGCAATTGATATCTGTGTGATCGATTTTGCCCGAAATCACAGCATCTACCACTGTGGTAAAATCCCGAGCACTGATCATGTCAAACGGTCTGTCCGCAAGATTAAACTCTTGACCTCCGGCCACAACCGAATGAAACTTTTTCAGCAGTCGATTTGAGTCTTCGCCTGAATCAAAACAACCAAACAATCGCAAAGTATAACACTGCTCTTGTTCGCTCAAATAACGAGCAATGATATTTTTACTTAGGCCGTAACTTTGTTTTGGACTGCGTTGAAATATTTGTGATTCATGTACCGAATCAATGGGCAAGCTGATGTCAAATTCAGCACCAGTGCCGATGTTGATCAACTGATGAAAACAATAACGATTGGTCATGAGGTTCAAGATGCCAGCCAGATTATTGCTCACAATGTTCCAATCTTCCGCTGCGGGTGTGTATCTGCCAGCAGCAGCACAGTTGATCACTGAGTGATAACGATTGGAAGCAAAGTGCCGGTGAACTTGATCAGCATCTGCCAGGTTCAGTTGTTGTCGATTTACAGCGTGAACTTCGTAACGATCAGCCAGTGCGGTGGCCAAGTATTGACCTAGCCAGCCGCCTGCTCCTGTTATCAATATTTTTTTCAACGGATTCTCTGATATTCAAAATAAGGATTGCCCGCAGCAAATTCTTCATCACTGACCAGTGGAGATTGATCGTTGATTGGACGACCCATTTCCAGTTTGGGTTCAATCTGTACTCCGGGGTGAATACGGATTTCAATGATTCTACGTCCGGGACGCAACACTGACGCATCAATTTGATCCAAGTTTGTGATCAACTTGTAGTCAAAGTCAAATGCTTCAGCAATCTTACGGAAGTCGGGGCGACCTGGTCCTTGATCTGTGGCAGCATATCGTCCGGCCATGTAAGTGTCTTGGAACTGCTTGATCATGCCCAGGCCTTGATTGTTGAATATCACAACCTTGATATCAAGATTATACTGCTTCACAGTCTGTAGTTCTTGTAAGTTCATTTGAATGCCAGCATCACCGTTGGAGCAGATGTGTTGGCGATCGGGCTCTACCAAGGCAGCACCAATGGACGCAGGCAAAGCATAGCCCATGGCATAGTGCCCC